CCTTTGGTGGAAGTTCAACCACATCGTCATCATCAACCCCGTCTTACTCTGACCCCCAAGCTAACTCAGAACCTGACGAGGACCTACCATTCTAATTTAACGAGCATGGACACTTACATAGACATAGTGTCCATGCTCTTTTTTTTAACACACACAAATAATGAAAATAAGAAAATTAATGTACGAATCACTCATCAAGAAATATGAGAGTGAGATTGCGGAATCTGAGGCGACTTTAATGGTGTATATGGAAAACCCTGTTGGTATTGGGGAACATCCACAACACTTGGAAGAGATGGATAAGTTTGTTGAGAAATTGGCAAACGCACAAGATAAATTAGAAACCCTGAAAGAATTTTACAATTACAACTATGGCAATTAAGAAAACCGATTTCAATTCAGTAAAGAAGAAATTCTCTACTTCAGCCAAATACAAACCCCAAAGGTTTTTTGACTGTGGTCCTGATTTCTTGGATGCTGTAGGTTTACCTGGTCCGGCTATTGGACATATTAATATGTTCTTGGGTCACTCAGATACGGGTAAAACAACTGCGATGATTAAAACTGCGGTGGATGCTCAAAAGAAAGAGATTCTACCTGTGTTTATCATCACGGAACAGAAATGGAGCTTTGAACACTCAAAGTTGATGGGTCTTCAATGTGAAGAGGTGGTTGACCAAGAAACGGGTGAAATGGATTGGGACGGGTTCTTTATCTTTAACAACAACTTTGATTACATTGAACAGATTACTGATTACATCAACAGTTTGTTAGATGCTCAAGAAAAGGGTGAATTGGATTACAGTTTATGTTTCCTGTGGGATTCTGTTGGTTCTGTACCTTGTAAGATGACTTACGAAGGTAAGGGTGGTAAACAACACAACGCGTCGGTTTTATCTGACAAGATTGGTATGGGTATCAACCAACGTATCTCAGGTTCTCGTAAAGCGGAGTCAAAGTATGAAAACACTTTGATTATTGTAAACCAACCTTGGGTTGAACTTCCTGATAATCCATTCGGACAGCCTAAAATCAAGGCTAAGGGTGGAGAGTCTGTTTGGCTTAACTCATCTTTGGTGTTCTTGTTTGGTAACCAAAAGGGAGCGGGTACCACCAAGATTACGGCAACCAAGGATAAGAGAACTGTGAAGTTCGCTTCTCGTACCAAAATCTCCGTAATGAAAAACCACATCAATGGTTTGGGTTACGAAGACGGTAAGATTATTGTCACACCTCATGGTTTCTTGGCGGGTAAGGATACTGCGGAAGAGAAGGCTTCTATTGAAGCGTACAAGAAGGAGTATTCTGACTATTGGAAAGAAATCATCGGTTCAGACGGTGACTTTGTGTTGAAAGAGGAAAAAGAACCTATTGAATAAACTTTTGTGAAGACCCTATTAGTTGATGGAGATAATTTATTTAAAATCGGTTTCCACGGAGTCAGAGACTTTTTCGTGGAAGGCGAACACATTGGTGGGGTATTTCACTTCCTCAACACCATTCGTCGCCAGTTGGACGAAAATGAGTTTGACAAAGTTATCGTCTTTTGGGACGGCAAAAACAACTCACAATCAAGACGTGAGTTATATCCTGACTACAAACTAAACCGAAGGAATGATATGACTGAAGCCAAGCTTGAGTCATATTACTTCCAAAAATCAAGGGTGAAACAATACCTTGAAGAGTGTTTTGTTCGTCAGATTGAAGTTGATGGTAATGAGTCTGATGATTTGATAGCCTATTATTGTTCGTTGGCGACAGACGAAGAAAAGGTTGTTTTTTCATCAGACCGTGACCTTCTACAAATCATCTCGGAGAATACTTCCATTTATTCTCCAATCAAGAAAATCAGTTATAATTACGGAGACAAGATAAAGTTTGGTGATGTTCATATACCTCACCAAAACGTTCTTGTTGTTAAAGTTTTTTTGGGGGACAAGTCGGATAATATCTTTGGTATTGACCGTCTTGGTGAGAAAACTTTT